TTAACCATACCTTTTATCTAAGTATTCATTTAATTTATCTTTTGAGTTAGATTCTTCTTCACGTAGTTCAGCGTATATATCCGTAAGTGTTCGGCTATCCTCATGACCGAATAATCTAATTGCTTCTAGCAAATCAACACCAGAATAGTAAAGAATCGTAGCGTACTCATGCCGAAAGGCTTTAGCGGAAAAGTCTTTACACATATCAATTGGGAAAATCAATTTTCTTTTCACTTTACTACAAGATGTTGCTTTTACTATTTTATGGTTTCCGCCAGCAGCAGTGTTAACCTTTATCCGGACTTGCTCAAAGAAACGGCGATATTGTGTCTTGCTCATGATCGTTCCGTCAGAGTTTGGAAACAAAATAACAGTGTCTGTGGACATCGCATATTCACGCAGAGTACTTTTTAAAGGCTTTAGTATATCAATCTTACGTTCGCCTTTAAAAGTCTTTGTATTCTTCAAATTTGGACGTTCACCAATGAATTCTATCGCCTTGTTAATATTTATCAAGCCTTTTTCAAAATCGATGTCAGATTTAGTCAGTGCCAATATTTCACCACGTCTAGGACCGGCATACTGAAGCATCAAGACAAAACACTTTTCCATCAAAGTAAAATCAGCTTTTTTAATCGCGTCACGCTCTACTTTAGTTAATGCTCGGTTTTTCACCTTGTCCCTTTTGGCTTTAGCAATAGTAATATTGGCAGCAGGATTTTTGGAAATCATATTATCATCGATAGCACACTTGAAAATCTGATTAACGGTTATTTTAAATTCGTGCTGAAGAGCAGCGTGACCATTTAAGTCATTGTAGCTTTCCTGAACATGGGATTTTTTGATCATACCCAATTCAAGACCATCAAGTTTCTTTGTGTGATTCTTTATCAGATTGCCGTATGCTGTTTTTCGGTTGTGAGAGAGCGAAGTGTTTTGAACATAAGTCGTATACCATTGGTTTTTATAATCACTAAACAGAGTGTGCCTGTCGTTAGTATACACCCCTAAGCGCAATTTAGCTTTAACCTCATCCTTATTTGCTTCGAATTCTTTAATAGTATAACCATAAACAGGCACGCGGATTTTCTTTCCGTTTGCATCTAGTTCGTTAGTTGGGATAGTAGTGTAGTATCTACCATCACTACGCTTTTTATAATTTGACATAGTATCATCCTCCTTAATTTTGCGTAATAAAATAGCACCCAACTACGAACTAAAGTTCCAGTTGCCGGGTGCTTCCAAAGATGATACAATATAATTCAATCGGATGTACTTCTTTGGAAGTGTATCTAGTCGCTTGGTGTTACAGCACTAGGCGACTTTTCAATTTTAGTGTTGACTAAACAAATAATATTCTTAACAAGAGAACTGAAAGCTAGATACAACCTAGCCGCCAGTAAAATAGTTTCTACAAAAGTAGTGCCTTAGTTTACTAGACCGAGGGTGCTTTTTTTGCGTTTATCGTACAACACAAGAGTTATAATCGCGCAAAGCATACTCACAAAAGCAATAAAATCACCTAGTGTAATATACATCAGCATCAGCCCCCTTTCAAAATATCCGGCGACCAAGCATAGCACCTCAACGGTTCCCCGATTAAAAATATTATGTTTTGAATTTAAACAGAAAAAATTTATTTTATCAAGTTTAAAAATTCAGCTTCGTTGATTATTTTAATATTCGCACCTGCATCAACCAATTCATGCGCTTTTCTTTCTTTTGAACTCATACCATCAGCGCCAACAATCTTTAGGTCCTGAATGCCAACAATCACGTAATCGGTCTTACTGCTGACGCCACTTTTTACTACTCCACCAACATCAACTATTTTTTGCATTGCTGCTTTTCTAGATATGGTGTCAAATTCACCAGTAACAACACAGCTTTTTGAGTAGAGCGGGTGTTCCATATCAAAGTCTAAAGTTGTTGCTACGACATCGGATATCTTAGAACTTGAAAACATTGATGTTTTTGATAATGAGCGAGTTGGCTTCAACTCTGAAAACCATTTTTTTCTGATACTAGAAAAAGCATTTAAATATTTGTTGAATGTCTTATATCTGGAATTTTGAACGGAGCAAATAATTATCTTAGCACAAGTCATCGCATCAGCTAAGGCATTGTGGTGATTATTCATCTCTATATTGAAGTATCTTGCTTTTTCCTCTAGCGAATTTCCAGTGCCACGACTTACTTTTGTAGAAAATCTTACACTGTCTATGTATTGAAAGTCTAAATCAGGCAAGTTGTATGTTTTTAAAAGTTGATACAACACAGACATATCAAATTGAGCATTGTGTGCGATGAGTAAATTCGAGTTATCAAAGTAGTGTTTGGTTTTCTCGAACACGCAAGGGAATTGTTCGCAACCTTTAACGTCGTCATAGCTAATGCCGTGCAGTTCAGTATTTTCGACACGAAACTGGTCAGTAGGTGGCTTTATTAAAAAATATTGTTGTTCGACAATTTCAAGGTCTTTTACGGCTACAATTCCAAAAGAACACGCACTATCCAAGTCGTTGTTTGCTGTCTCAAAATCAATAGTTATAAAATCATACATAAGATTATCCTCCTTATCAGTGTATACTATTCTAAAACTTGGCTCTCAACTCAACAACTTTGCCGAGTATCTTAATGGGTAACTTTTCTATATCATCTTTATTATTTTACATCACTCTGAAAAGCTATCGCCTTTCCAAGTATACTAACAGTTTCAAAATCATCTTTCTCAATAGTCTTTATTGGTATGGTTGGATTTTCTGCAATCAACTGTAGTCTATCACCGTATTTTCTAATCCTTTTAAGGGTGGCTTCGCCGTCCATATACACAACGGCAATCTCGCCATCCTCAACGTCACTTTGTTTTTTTACAAAAACTATATCGCCGTCAAATATCCTAGCGTTTATCATGCTATCACCTTTGGCTTTTAAACAAAAATCAGCCTGGATATTTGTTCCGACCTCTACATAACATTCAAAACACTCATCAGCCAGTAAGGCTTCGCCACAAGCTATGTTGCCTAGCAGTGGGATTTTTTTTGTTTCTATTGGAAAGATGTTGTTTGGTATTAGTGAATGATTATCTGTGCCCCAACCCATAAGGTAGGATGGCGATGTTTCAAATAGTTCAGCCATCAGAACAACGCTTTCATAGGGGATGGTTTTAATTTCTCCGCTTTCGTATCTTTGAACAGTGGCTTCTTTTACATCCAAAAGTTCTGCGATTTCTTTTAAAGTTATGTTTTTTATTGAGCGCTTCTCTTTTATACGAGAACGTAATGTTGCACTTGCATTCATTTTCTCACCTCCTACGATAACGCTATTATAAGGTAATCTTACGTATAATGCAATGGTTTTATTGCGATTTATAAAAAAACTTACATAAAACGCAAGAAACATGTTGACTTTATAAGATGGTAGTGATAATATTAACTTACGCAATACGTAAGAAAGGAGGAGGCAAATAATTGAGAGGCTATAAAGTAGACAACAACGCGTTGAAGAAAGTGCTAGTGGATAAGAACATAAAAACCATACAAGGGCTTTCTGATATATCGGGAGTTAACCGCAATACGTGTGCGCAAGTGCTAGGGGGAGAAATATATCCATCGTCTGATGTGATGGCTCGACTTGCAAATGCTCTAGGTTTGGGTTCAGAAGAAGCAGGGAAAATTTTTTTTGCACAAGACTTACGCAACACGAAAGTTAAAGTAAAAGGAGGATAAGCATGGAAATGGCAATAATAATATTACTATCAGTAATAATCTCGACTGCTATTTCGGTGAAAATAACAGCCGAGAGGGTAAGAAGATTTGAGAAACATTTGTATGAAATGTGCGATATAAACGTGGAGCAGTGTTCTCAAATAAAAAAGGTTACATTGTCTAGCATGGAGGAACTAATCAAAAAGACAGGTCTTGATAAATGATTCGCCAAACGGCGTTATGCTGACTTCGAGGTTTTCCATTCTCGAAAAGCTGTTAGGGTAGTATTTTTTTCGAGATGATTCACATTCCTTGTAAAAATCAGATTTAGCAAAATTTCCATCTACAGAAAAAGAGCCAACACCACTTGCAGGGGCGTTTAAAATTCCCAACCGCAAAAGTGAAGAAAATGCGATAGAAACTTTTTCCGCATCATTAAATGTTGGGTATTCATCAATAACATAGGCCACTCTCGTAAGTAAGGGAGATGATTGTTTGTCATAAAAATTGTAGGTGAAGATGGTTTTTGGTCTTTCTTTCACAAAATATTGAAGAAAAGTAGCATCAAAAGAACTCATTTGTTTAATGATTTCTGAAAAGGATGGATGTATATAATCTTTGGTATCAGAGTTGCAGGCACTGGCTATTAGGTTGGCAAACATCTTTCTTAAGACTTCGGATGACATACAAAACTCGGAGTTAGCTAAAGCAAGGTGAAGTGTCTGAAAATCAGGAATAATCAACTTTTGAGGGTCGATATTTTTAACAATAGTTTTTAAAAGATTTTCAAGTTCTATGAGTCCATATTTTTCAAGAATGCGGCGTTTTTTAGCCAAGTACGACTTATTGCCAAAACGGAGATAAAAAGAATCGGCTAGGTAGTTGCCAACTTGTTTGGTTATACCGTCAGACGTATTCTTGATAGCATTATCAACACTGCTGGGTAAATTGATATTGAAATCCATAAAATATTCTCCTTTGAGTTTTAAGGTGATTATAGCACAAGAGATGTAGAAATCAAAGCAGTGCAACAAAACGAAGTAGGAGGGTAAGAGATGGGCAAAGAAAAAATAAAAGAAACACTCCAAGAGCAACTAGGGTTACTCGCAGAGCGTTCTAAAGATTGTGACGATAGTCACATTGCTCGAATAACGGAGCAAATGATAACTATTGCTTGTCTTCTTCGAGATTGGCAATAGTTGTGTAAACATCTTTGATAAGTTCTGGCAAGGTGTCACCTTTGAGAGATGCGTTACTGGATTTAGAAAACCAAGCAGTAACAAACGTATTAACGACTTCAACAGTTAATTCTTTATCAGTTTTAGCCATATCAATTTCTCCTTTCGAATTATTTCAGCCCCACGCTGATACAACAATTATAAAGGAGGACATGGAATCAAACAAGCAGTACAACAAATCAGTGAACCGAATTAAGGAAGGAGGGTAACATGTCGAGTGACATAGATAGAGTATTAAATGAGCTGTTAGAAAAAGTCAAGCCACCAGAATTCCCGCCTGGTGGAGTACCAACCGAGATAGCAGCAAGAGTATATGGAATCGCTCCAGATACTTTAAGGAATCAGATGGAACAAGGGATGATTGGTATAGGGCATATAACACGGAAAAAGAAACGAGGACAGCGGCAGATATATATAAGTCCTTTAAAGCTATATAAGGACACTGGTTTTATATGGAGAGGAGAGAAGAAAGTTGAAGAACTTGAAGAAAGGAAATAGAACATTAAAGTTAGAAGAACGACAAAAGTTTATATGGCTAAAATTTTACATGGCCTTATTTACCTTCGGAAATGCAGGGCTAGCAGCAAAGAGATATGGCGATGAGACATTTAGACCAGGAGTTGTATTTATATTATGTGGTCTATACCTGATATCTTTTGCCTATGTAAATATTGTTCAGCCAATGTTTAGACAGAAAAATGCTCGCAGGAGTGCAATCCATACGAGCAAGGTAATACAAATTGAAAATAAATCTAATAGAAGTATAGCAGATGAGAGGGGGAAAGGCAAATGTTAGGGTGCATATTCGAAGATGGAGTGCAGATAGAAACAAGATGACCAAGGGTATTACCCTAACCAAAGAAGAGTTTAAGGAGATTAAAGATGCGATTAATGTTTGATAGCGTAGAAGAAGTTAAAGATTTTGTAAACCTTATTGGTTTAGAATCGAAACCGATCAAAGAGGCGGCGGTGAAGGAGAAGGAAGGATCTATAGAAGAAAAAATAGAAGAGCCACCAGTAAACACCACAAAAGAGACTGTTGTCGAAACATCTAAAGATGAAGCGAAAGAAATTACCCTGGAAGATGTTCGGGCAGTATTAACACCTGTACTAAAAAGCGGGAAGCGTGCAGAAGTAAAAGAATTATTAGGTTCTTTTGGCGCAAATAGCTTAACCGAAGTAGATCCTAAGGACTACACTACTTTGGTGGAAAAGGCGGGTGAACTTTAATGGCAGCGCATGCAAAATTAAGCGCGTCCGGTGCGAGTAGGTGGATTAACTGTCCAGGGTCGGTTCGGATGGAAGAAGGTTTTCCAGATAAGGGAAGTGATTATGCAAAAGAAGGAACACAGGCTCATGAGTTAGCAGAATTAGTATTACGTTACAACAACGGAGAGATTAGTAAGCGTACATTCAATTCGCGGCTTGGAAAAATCAAGAAAAAAGATTTTTACAATCAAGAAATGATGGATTATGTCGAAGATTATGTTCATTCAGTTTGGGAAATAGTCAACGTGGTAAAAGTACTTTGCAAAGACCCCGAAATACTTTTCGAGCAGCGGTTAGATTTCAGTGATTATGTGCCTGGTGGATTTGGCACTGGCGATGTTGTACTTGTGGCTGATGGTGAATTGCATATTATCGATCTAAAGTATGGCAAAGGTGTTGGGGTATCAGCCGAAGGTAATCCCCAACTAAGGTTATACGGACTTGGTGCTTACCTGGAATATGAAGCCGTATATGATATTGAGAAGGTGGTCACTCATATAATACAGCCTCGACTTGATACCAGTTCGAGCGAAGAAATAAGTGTATCGGAATTACTGATGTGGGCAGATACAGTTGTTGAACCGGCAGCGCTTCTTGCAGAGGCGGGAAAAGGGGAGTTGAGGACGGGAGACCATTGCAGGTGGTGCAAAGCGAAAGCTATATGTAGGTTGCGCGCTGAAGAAAATCTTGAGTTAACGAAGTTTGATTTCAAGAGTTCAGACAAATTAGAAGATAGTGAAATTGGAGAAATTTTAAGACGTGCTGAAGAGTTAAATGCCTGGGCTAAAGATGTAGTGGATTATGCTTTTAATGAAGCTGTAAATTGCGGTAAGAAATGGGAAGGATGGAAGCTAGTAGAAGGCAGAAGTAATCGTAAGTATATCAATGAAGCAGAAGTGGTAAAAGCTTTAAAAGCGAAAGGATTTGATGAAGCGATATTGTTTGAACGCAAAATGCTTGGCGTTACAGCCTTGGAAAGGGTTGTAGGTAAGAAAGTATTTACTATGGCCCTTGGTGATTTGGTGGAAAAACCACCAGGCAAGCCAGTTTTAGTTAAGGAAAGCGATAAACGTCAAGAATTAAACAGTGTAATAGATGATTTCGCGGTTGAAACAGACAGCCTTGTTGGGTTATGTCTGCATGATATGAAGGCATTGGGCAATGAAGGGGCGCTTTCCTATTGGGAGGCAAAACTAAAGGGTAGGTTTTCAGCAGAAACTATTAAATTAGCATACGATATAATCAAAAAATAAGGAGATTAAAAACTATGAGTAAAGTAATAACAGGAAAAGTAAGATTAAGTTATGTGTCACTATTAGAACCAAAAGCATTTGAAGGACAAGAGTCGAAATATAGCTGTGTACTGCTTATTCCTAAAGATGACAACATGACAATTAATGCAATTAAAAAAGCTATCAAGGAAGTGTATGAGGCGGCAAAAGGTACAAAACTTAAAGGCGTGAGATTCGAGAACCTTAAAACTACCCTTCGTGATGGCGATGACGACGAAAGTATTGATACAGATGAGGCTCCAGAATATGCGGATCACTTTTTCATGAATGTATCCAGTAAGATGAAGCCGGGTATTATTGATAAGTACAAAGAAAAAGTCGATGACCCAGAAGAAGTGTACAGCGGAGTTTATGCAAGGGTGTCGATTAATTTCTTCGCTTATAATACCGCAGGTAATAAGGGTATAAGTGCAGGACTTAACGGTGTTCAGATCGTAGCTAAAGGAGAGTCTTTAGGGGGACGTTCTTCTGCAGAAGCAGATTTTGACGAATACGAAGATGACGCTGATGAAATGTTAAGGTAGTAACTATGAAAACATTAGCAGTCGACATTGAAACATATAGCGATGCTGAACTTAAAAGTGTAGGGGTTTATGCGTATGCAGATGCCCCTACCTTTGAAGTTATTTTAATCGCTTATAGCTTAGATGGTGCGCCGGTAGAAGTTATTGATACCGTGAACACACAAGCCGAAGATATAGAAATGCTTCACTCGGATTTTTACGAAGCTTTATTCAGTGAAGAGTATCTAAAGACAGCATATAACGCTAACTTTGAACGGACATGTCTTGCCAGATATTTTAAAAAGGCATGTGATCCTCGGCAATGGAGTTGTACGGCGGTTATGGCGTCATCGCTTGGATTGCCGGGCAACTTGGCTGGAGTAGGTGCGGCACTTCGATTAGAGGAAGACGCGCAAAAGCTAAAGACAGGTACAGCGCTTATTACTTATTTTTGTAAGCCGTGTAAGCCCACCAAGACAAATGGCGGGAGAACAAGGAATCTTCCATTTCATGACCAAGCTAGGTGGCTACTATTTATGGAATATAATAAGCGAGATGTCATAGCAGAGATGGCAATTCGAGAAAAGATAGAGAAACACCTGTATCCAGAGTCAGAACAAAAAATTTGGATTCTAGATCAAGAAATAAATGATAGAGGCATTTGTGTTGATATTGATTTTGTAGAGGGGATTGTAGCCTTTGATGAACAAAACACAGCAGAATTGCTGGAAGAGGCTAAGAAGATTACAGGACTTAAAAATCCCAATAGCTTGGCCCAGCTAAAACAATGGTTTTTTGATGAATATGAAATGAATGTCTCGAGTATTACCAAGGATACCTTTCCCGGGCTTATTGAAGAATTAAAAGCGAAGAAGGCAGTTAAAGGTGTTCGTATCCTAGAGATACGTCAGCAGCTAGGAAAGACCTCCACGAAGAAATACGTAGCTATGCAAAATTCAGTGTGTAGCGATGGCAAAATACGAGGGGTATTACAATTTTACGGTGCTAGCCGCACTGGGAGATGGGCAGGGCGAATAGTCCAGGTGCATAATCTTCCACAGAACAAGATACCTGACATTGACCTTGCTAGAGAGATTGTGGCTAATAGGGATTTTGAAGCAATAGAGCTCCTGTTTGGTGCTACGCCGTTTGTTTTTAGCCAGCTGATTAGAACAGCTTTTATCGCTTCAGAAAATAGGCATTTCATAATATCGGATTTTAGTGCAATCGAAGCGAGAGTTATCGCTTGGTTAGCGGGCGAGCAGTGGCGGCTAGATGTATTTAACAGCCATGGCAAAATATATGAAGCATCAGCAAGCCAGATGTTTAATGTACCGATAGAGGATATTGGGAAAGGAAGCCCTTTGAGACAAAAAGGGAAGGTGGCGGAGTTGGCACTAGGGTATCAGGGAAGTGTAGGAGCTTTGATGGTTATGGGGGCCCTAGAAATGGGTTTAGAAGAAAAGGAACTGCCTTTACTAGTAAGTTCGTGGCGCCAAGCTAACAAGAATATCGTTAAATACTGGTACATGGTAGAAAGCGCTGCTAAGACAGCGATGGAGGAACACCGGACAGTTAAATTACCCCACGGCATTAGTTTTTCATTCATAGATGGAATCCTATTTATTAAGTTACCAAGTGGAAGAAAATTGGCTTATTATAACGCAAGGCTAGAAGACAACAGCAAAGGTGGGACACAAATCACCTATGAAGGAGTGGAACAGTTATCCAAACGTTGGGGACGCTTAGACACTTACGGTGGCAAATTAGTGGAAAATATCGTACAAGCTGTAGCAAGAGATTGTTTAGCTGAAGCAATGTTACGCATAGATTTGTGCCACTATGATATCGTGATGCACGTACACGATGAAATTATTGTGGATGCACCTATTGATAATAAATCATCAGAAGAAGTAATTACAGCCTTAATGAGTGAACCGATAGACTGGGCACCAGGACTTCCGCTAAAGGGTGATACCTATACAACGAGACATTATAAAAAAGATTAAGAAGGGGGGACTATCTTGATAGAGAAGATAGAAGATCATCAAAAGAGTATAAAGTATGACGGATCCTTACCGATGGCGTTAGGAAAGAGTCGACATGAAAAGAACTGGAAGAATAAAACTCTCCCCTGGTCGCAGATAATAAATAGATTGGAGAACCCGACAAGAACAGCGGAAGCCTATGTAGATTTTATATCTATGCCAAAGGCTAAGCAAGATGTTATTAAGGACGTAGGCGGGTTTATTGGCGGGCACCTTAAGAATGGACGCAGGAAGGCTGAAAACATCCTCATGCGTCAAATGGTGGCACTAGATGCGGACTTTGCACCAACCACTCTTATCGAAGATTTAGAAATTCAAGTAGGGTACAACTATGTCTTGTACTCAACTCACAAACACAGTAATAAGAAACCTCGCTTACGGATGTTGATACCACTCGATAGAGAAGTATCGCCGGACGAATACGAGGCAATAGCAAGAAAGATAGCAGATGATATCGGCATCGATTACTTCGATGATACCACATATCAAGCAAGCCGGTTGATGTACTGGGGTAGTGTGGCCAAAGACGGCGACTATGTTTTTGAGTACTATGACCAGCCGTGGTTATCAGCGGATAAAGTACTAAGTGAATATCCTGATTGGACGGATATCAGTTATTGGCCAGAGAGTAGCAGAACCAAAGAGAAACGTAAGAAGACGGCTGTTAAACAAGGAGACCCCTGCGAGAAGAGAGGGCTTATAGGTGCTTTTTGTAGGACATATTCCATCGAAGATGCAATAACTATCTTTTTATCGGATGTGTATGAGCCTTGTGCTATGTCAGAGCGATATACCTATCTTGCAGGAAGCACTGCAGCTGGATTAGTTCTATACGATGACAAGTTTGCATATAGTAATCACGCAACAGACCCAGCAGGTGGGATACTTTGTAATTCCTTTGATCTAGTGCGTCTTCACAAGTACGGGCAAATGGACGAGGATGTAGCACCGGATACCGTTATAACGTCGCTTCCTTCTTATAAAGAAATGGTGCAATTTGTAAGGGGTGACGGCAAAACCAAAAGCCGTATCACTAAAGAGAAGCAAGAAGCGGCAACAGCAGACTTTGATGAAGCAGATCTGGACTGGACGGCAAAGCTTGATGTAAATAAGCAAGGAGATATCGAAAATAGCCTTAATAACCTGGCCCTTATTATGAAGAATGACGATAATCTGCAAGGAATTGCATATAACAAGATGACTGAAGGTATCGAGATACTAAAGAAAGCACCATGGGTACGTGAGCGTCTAACTTCTAGCTGGACGGATGCCGATGATTCACATTTGGAAATGTATCTGGCCAAGGTATATACCGAATTTCCAAAGAATAAGGTATTAACAGCCTTGATTAAATCAGCGGATGACAGAGCTTATCACCCCGTAGTGGAGTATCTGGAAAACCTTCCGGTATGGGATAGAGTGAAAAGAGTTGATACGCTGTTAATTGATTATCTGGGCGCCGAAGATAACCTTTATATTCAGGCAGTAGCAAGAAAGACTTTGTGCGCTGCTATTGCCAGGGCAACGAAGCCAGGGTGCAAGTTCGATACTATGCTTGTTTTAAATGGCCCACAAGGAGTGGGTAAAAGTACTCTGCTTGCTAAACTAGCAGGAGAGTGGTTTTCAGACTCAATGTCTCTTTCTGACACGAAAGACAAGACGGCAGCGGAAAAGATACAAGGGCATTGGATTAATGAAATAGGCGAGCTTGCAGGTATTAGAAAGACTGACATTGAAACCCTTAAAGGCTTCCTTAGTAGGCAAGATGATAAATATAGAGCTAGCTACGGGAGGGTAGTAACATCGCACCCAAGGCAAGGAATATTCGTAGGAACTACTAATGCTGAAGAGGGTTATTTACGTGATATCACCGGTGGCAGACGCTTTTGGCCAGTGAAGGTTACAAAGGGAGCTAAACGTCCATGGGATTTAGATAGCGACGAGGTAAAGCAGATATGGGCCGAGGCCCTTAATTATGCCAAAGAGGGAGAGACTTTATATCTCGATGATGAATTAGATGCAATAGCAAATGAAGAGCGCCGTGAAGCCATGGAAAGCGATTCTAAGGAAGGTATCGTACAAGGCTATCTAGAGAGATTACTTCCAGAAGATTGGTACCAGAAAGACATATATGAACGACGAGAGTTTTTATACGGAGGTGAATTTGGAAGCACTAGTCAAGAAGGAACAATGAAGCGTGAGACAGTAAGTAACATGGAAGTATGGTGTGAATGTTTCAAAAAAGATGCAGGCAATTTTGAAAACCGCAAGGCTTTTGAGATCAGAGGCATACTGGAGAAATTAGGCTGGAAAACCAACGGAAAAAGAGCGTATGTCAACCCCTACGGACGATTAAGAATATATGAAAATCATGGGACAAAGTAGGGGACAAAGCCAAAAAGGGACGGGACAAAAAAAACTTTGTCCCAAAGAGGTTGTCCAGTTGTCCCGTAGTTGTCCCGTAGTTTGTCCTAGTGCGAAAGCAGATAACTAGAGGGCTACAAGGTGATAGGGACAAAAGGGACAAACTATTTAATATAGAGTTATATATTAAAAAAAAGAGGGATTTACACACATATTTGCGAATGTGCCCATATACGCGTACGCGCGCGGAGTTTGTCCCATCATAAAAAAAGGAGCTTGATATGTTGGAAAGCAAAATAGAGAAATGGCTTAGCGAGAAGATAAGAGAAGCTGGCGGGCTATCATTCAAGTGGGTGTCTCCAAATAACCCAGGTGTGCCGGATAGGATTTACATTTTTCCAGGAGGTAAGGTTTTCTTCGTTGAGCTGAAGACAGAAATAGGCAGACTGTCCAATATTCAAAAGTGGCAGCGTGAAAGACTCCAGGAACAAGGCGTAGACTATCGTTTAATCAAAGGTATGAAACAAGCGGAGGAGTTCGTTAAAGAGATAAAGGAGGTGATGCCGTATGAAGTTCATTCCACACAAATATCAAGCGCAAGCGATTAATAAAATAATCGACGTTCCGTTTACAGGGTTGTTTTTGGAAATGGGCTTAGGTTAGCAAGACTGTAAGTACTCTAACCGCGATTGATGAATTAATATATAATCGCTTTGAAGTAAGCAAAGTTTTAGTTATAGCACCTAAGAGGGTGGCAGAGGATACATGGACATCCGAGGCGGAAAAATGGGATCACCTTAATCACCTAGCAGTAGCAAAGGTATTAGGAACAGAGAAACAGCGGATACAAGCACTTAAGCAAGAGGCGGACATTTATGTGATTAATCGTGAGAACGTGAAGTGGTTGATAGAGACGAAGGGCAGACGATGGGATTTTGACATGGTGGTGATCGATGAGTTGTCTAGCTTTAAGTCTAGCAAGTCCCAACGGTTTAAATACTTAAAACGAATTCGACCATTGCTTAAGCGAGTGGTAGGGTTGACCGGAACACCAGCACCTAACGGATTGTTGGATTTGTGGGCACAATTATATCTGATGGACCAAGGAGAGCGATTAGGAAAGAGTATCACGAAATATCGCCAAAGGTTCTTTTATCCGGCGAAGATGAATGGACATATCGTTTATGCTTATGAGCCTAAGCCAAATGCAGATAAAGCGATTCATAGATTGATTAGTGATATCACGGTATCGATGAAGGCTGAAGACTACCTGAAATTGCCAGATAAGATTGTAAATGATGTCTATGTGAATTTAGAGACTAAAGTTATGGCCAAGTACCAGGAGTTAGAACAACAACAGATTATGGACTTGGATGGTGAAACCATCACGGCACTTCAGGCGGCGACCGTTTATAACAAGTTATTACAGTTGGCCAACGGCAGCATTTATGATGACGAAAAAAATGTTATCGAGATACATGATGAAAAAATCGAAGCGCTAAAAGATATTATCGATGAAGCCCAGGGTGCACCGGTATTGGTGTTTTATAACTTCAAACACGATTACTTAAAGTTGGTGAAGTCTTTTCCAAAGGCGAGAGTGCTTAGTGGCCCTGAAGATATCAAAGATTGGAATGATGGCAAGATACCACTTTTGTTAGTACAGCCGGCAAGCGCAGGGCACGGTATTAATATTCAAGCCGGAGGCAACACGATTGTATGGTATGGGCTTAACTGGAGTTTGGAGCTTTACCAACAAGCTAATGCCAGGCTGTACCGCCAAGGACAAAAGAAGAACGTATTTATTTATCGGATTATAGCAAAGAAAACCGTTGATGAAGAAGTTATCAAAAGACTGGAAGCTAAGGACAAGACCCAGGAGGACCTACTAGAAAGTATTAAGGCGAAGATTAAAGAAGCGAGAGGAGAAACATCGTGAACAATAAGCTAACTGATTTGAACAATCATCTATTTGCTGAAATGGAGCGACTAGGTGATGAGAGTATAAAAGGTGACGAACTTAAAGAAGAGATAGAACGGGCTGAAGCAATGGCCAAAGTATCGGCACAAATTATCAACAATGGTGCTTTAGCACTAAAAGCCGAAAGATTTAGAGATGAAGCCTTTGGTGCCGATGTCCGAATCCCTAAATTTTTAGAAGGGGATAACGGATGAGAAGATACCCGAAGGAAGTGCAGGATTTCATAGTTAATAATGTTGCGGGTACACCGGCAAAAGAGCTTGTACGTATCGTAAATCAAGAATTTGATTTAGCTTTCACAGAAACAAAGATGCGAAGCTATATGAAAAACCATAACCTAAGAAGTGGAACAACTGGCGGTAACCCAAAAGGCTTCTCCAGATTATTCCCTAAAAAAATACAAGACTATATAGTCGAAAACGTAGGAGGAACACCAACTAATGACTTAGCAATAAGGGTGAATAAGGAGTTTAATACAAATTATACAAGGCAGCAAATCAAAAGTTATATGTCTAATCACGGATTACAAAATAAGGTTGATTGCTGTTTTGTCAAGGGGCATATACCATTTAATAAAGGCAAGAAAATGCCATCTGAAGTGTATGATAAATGTAAGCAGACAATGTTTAAGAAGGGCAATATGCCAGTAAATCATAGACCTGTTGGGAGTGAGCGTCTAAATGTTGACGGCTATTACGAAATGAAGGTAGCAGAACCTAATGTATGGAGATTGAAGCATCGTGTAATCTGGGAGGAAGTGCACGGGCTGATACCGAAAGGATACGTTGTTATTTTTCTTGATGGCAATTCCCTACACTGTGAACTAAATAATCTTATGATGGTGAGCATGAAGGTTAACGTAAGAATCAACCAAATTAATCTACGGTTTCCAGATAAGGAGCTTACTAAAACAGGTGTAGCAACGGCGAAATTAATGTGCAAGATAGGGGAAGCAAGGAAACGGTGACGGTAAGAGAGAAATAAAGTAAGGTTAATGGCAATATTCAAGCAGATGCTATAGGTGTGAAAAATGAAAAATAGAGATAAGCCAATATGCCCGTATTGCAAGACGGAAAATCACACAAGTGCCATTTTGGGAACAACAGGATTGATAAATTACAGAGGTATAGAGAGCCATTGTGAGTGTAGGTACTGTGGGAAAATATTTAGATGTGACGTAATTGTGAAGATTAAATATTCCACAAGCAAATCGGAGGAGTAACACGAAAGAAAGCAAGCCTAAGAAAAAGGAGAACAGAAAGATGAAGAACAAAGTATTAAGAAGTTTAGCGACAATAGCAACACTGGCAGTTATTTTAGTAGGCGTAATGGTTTCCGTGACTGGCTGTAGGGAAGCCGAAAGAGTATCATACAACATCAGCAACGAGGCCGATTCGTGTGCCAGGGTGGAAATTGTGAGGGAGGGGAAGAATGATGAGTAATTCACTAAACAGAATGAGAAATACAGGTGAAATCGGAACACTAAAGATAGTTGTACCAGTATTGCTATTTTGAGAGATTAAAATATAGCCTACCTCTTAGCACAAATAAAAAAGGGGTATATTGCGAAATAGGTGATAGGAATAATGTTGTTGACTTAGAATGTGATGACAACACTTTCAAATTTGAGGATTGTCCAATTAAGGTTAGGGAGGTATAGGGAATGTGTGAATATTGCGAAAAAAGCAAAGGACGGCGAGGAGTAGAGTAATAAATAAACAGCAACAAGAACTAGCAAGTGAACATGAAAAAGCAAAGGCATCTATTTACACGCAGGAGACATTTAAACGCAAGCCATACGAAGACGTTAGCGGAGTATGCGAAAAGGCGAGTGAGGGAAGATGCAGGGCGTTGCAAATCACAACGATAAGGAGGCAGTGGATACTTGGATAAGACAATACTGGTTGAGTATGCTGATATGAAAGAAGAAATTAAGGATTTAAGGCGAAGAATACAAGAAGATGAAAAGAAGCTAGAGCAATTGAATAACTCTATTGTCACCGATTCTGTAACCTGTGGAAAGAAAGGCAAGAAGCCACTTAGGACAGTGAAAATTCAAGGAGTTCCGACTATGGCAATAGAGAGTGCGGAGAAAATACTTGAAAAGAGACGAGAGCAACTGATACTCTATGAATCGTCACTGTTGGAAAAGCAGACGCAGGCAGAGGGATATATTGAACAGATTGAAAAAAGTACACTGAGGTCAATATTTCGATTTTATTTCATTGACGGATTTTCTTACCCTAAAGTAGCAATTCATATGAATATTATGTATCCGAAACGCAAGATTAAGTTCACGGATGAGAATATTAAGAAAAGAATCCAAAGATTTTTTAAAAATGTCCCCCTATGTCCCGATAAAATTTGATATTATTATACTAGCGAAAGCTATACGATGATAGTTTTACTACCAGAAGTACCTCCACAACCCAGTGAGGTACTTTTTGATTGCATAGTAATACGATTGTAGTGTATTATGAAAAGAAAATTAGGGGTGGAGGTTTTGCTATGGTAAAAAAGACAGTTGAATTCGTAAAGGTGAATTTAATTAACAGAGGAACCGGAGAGGTATTGGATACAAACATACTTCGAGAGATTTTTGAGACGGTGATGCAAGAAAGTGGGTTGGATAATGACGGATATAGCAGCATAGATTTACGCCCAGAAGTGGATACATCTGAGCTATCCCAAAAAGAGGTTTTAGACATTTTCGAAGAGTGCGATCAGCATATTATTTTTGGGAGATTATCAAAAAAGAAAGAAAATAATGCACTTTTAAAAAGATACTATGAAAGCCTTAAAGCAGAAGAAGCTTTAAGTCGTGGGGAAACAGGAAATGCAGGGATAGAGGTATTTACTTTTTTTTATCTTGAATTGCCAGACAGGGATATTATCAATTGCTAATGCTCAGAGTGCGCCAGGTATGCGTTCGTTGAGATACTTTTTTGAAAACTATGCATCAGAATATGATGTTGAGTTGACGCAAATTCCTAATGAAAATGGAATAGGTGCTTTATACCAATCGAACACCTCGGAAATTACTAAGTTCCATTTCAAAATACCAGCGCCAAATGCACAGTTTCTTTCTGAAGTGCTAGGATTGACTGAAGAAAGAGTGTTGGAAATTATGGAAAGTGATAAAATGGAAGCAGTTCTAACGCTTAGAGGAGAGCCGAGAAAAAGTATTATCTGTATTCCTGATGTAGTTAGAAATATGATAGATAATTTAAGGCAGAGACAAAACGAGTACACATCTGTGTCTGTTACAGGTAAAAGTAATGAATTCAATACAAGGACATTTGACTTAAATGCAAGATTTTTTACTTATCCGATAGAAATAAAGACTAGCCATCAAGTAGAAGGAAGAAAGGTAGCATATAGTGTTTATGAGATAGTAGAGCAATATAGACAGGGATTAAACGATGCGTATAATGAGAACGAGAATATAATTATGGCAGTAACGAATAGATAGGAAGTGATTATGAGGGCGTTTATATATAAGAAAAATTATACAAGCAAAGTGGTAATCGTAGTTTTTTGTGCATGGTTATTGGCGATCATCACAGGGCTATGTGGAGTTGAAATGTTTGAAATGCCGATAGATGAAGTGGCAGAATATCATAGTAATATATTAACTATAAATTCGATTTTTAGCGGATTCGCATTAACCAATTTGGGAATACTTTTGACTATATCGGACGAGCAGTTAATAAATAAGCTAGCAGGAACAGATATTCTATCAAAAAGAAATACAGTAATTGCCCATTCAATAATATTTGGAACAGTATCAATTTTAATATCATTGATTAACATGTTAGGAGTTGGCAGGGAAATCGTTGATATCTTGAATGACAGTTTTAAGCAGATGATATTGAGATGGGGCTTTAATATTGAAATATTAGCCTTGTGTATTAGTGTTATGTATTTCATTATATCTATTAAGAAGATAATTGAATTGTTGAATCACATATATGTACCTAAGCGAAAGTATAGTGGTGAAGAGATAAAAGCAATGAAAGAACAGATTAAGAATAAGGTATAAGCAAAGTTGGAAGTAATAAGTGAAGGACACTCGAAGGGGGGTGTCCTTTTGTATGTAGAAAAACGAGGTACAACATGGAATATAAAAACAGCGAAGGCTACGCAGACCCTACAGCGTATTACGGAGAAAGACGAGCCGAGAGAAAACCCAAGAAGAAAAGACTTCAAGTGAGAGGGTATATGATTGGGGAGCTGTATTGTTTTAAGTTGGCGATAAGAAAGATGGGGTAAAAATATGATTGTATTAGATGTTGAAGAGTGCTGTCATGATTGCGAACACTTCAAGGCACAAGAGAGCACGCAGAAGTTGACTGCAGACTGTAAAGTACAGTATATCGAAACGGTAGTACGATGTGCCAACAGTGAATTGTACGCCAAGCTTAAAGAAAAGTTCGCAACACAAGAGGATGAGTGATGGCGATATATAGACACTGTGGAAGATGTGGCAAGGAGATACCAAGCGGTAGTAAATGCTCGTGTTTAAAGGATAGGTATAGAGAGTACGACAAGTACAGCCGAGACAAGGAAGCTAAGAAGTTCTACACAACAAAACAATGGCGAATAGTAAGAGCGCACGTACTGTCCATAGATGAGATAGATGTATATCTTTACATGACAACAGGAGAAGTAGAGGCGGCAAACGAGGTACACCACATTGTTCCGAGAAGAGACGATGAAACAAAAGAGTTTGAGGTAGGCAACCTAATATCTTTAACACATAGCACGCACAGCAAGATAGAGATGATGTACAAAGAGAACAAAGGGAAGATAATAGCGGAACTGACCGAGATGTTAAGGGAGTTTCGCAAGGGTAGGGGGGGCAATAAAGTTTTTAACTTCGTTTGTTCAGCCGCATGCCCTATGCTTATTACGCAAATGTAGAAATAAAGAATGAGGGAGGTATGGCATGGGTAGAGCAAGAAAACCATTAAGCGAACAAAAATCAAGATTAAACGAAAGCGACAGAGAGCAGAAAAAATTAGCAGAAACACTGATATCAATAGACGATGGTAAATTAGGAGAACCACCAGAATGGCTACATAGTGAGGTGGCAAAAAAGGAATGGAACAGGGTCGTACCAACAATGAATGCAATCGGTATTGTTGGGAGTTTAGACCAAGCCAATATTGGTGGGTACTGCAATGCGTTTGCAGCTTATGTCAAGGTAGGTAAGGAATTAAAAGGTAAGCAATTCTCCAAAGACGAGAATATTAAATTAACAAGGTTAGAGAAATGCTATGCTGATGAAATGAGGCAGTTCGCTAGATTGTGTGGATTGACTGTTGATTCAAGATTGAAGGCAGCCATTACTAAGACGAGTAAAATTGACGATGAGATTAAGGAAAAATTCGGTGATATATGATATTAGATGACTTGATTAAATATTCAAAACAATGTATTGACGATATTCGCATTGGCGATTTCGAAGATTACATAAGCTGTAAAAAACATAAATGGGCGTGTATGCGTTTTCTGGCTGATGTTAAAAAGGCAAAAATGAAAGATAAATCATTTCCGTATGTTTGGAATGAAGCTGCCGCCGATGCGATTGTTGGTTGGTTTGCCATGTTAAAACATAGCAAAGGAGAATTAGCAGGAAAGCCAATTGAACTGACACCTTGGCAGAAGTTTGTATTATGCCAAATTTATGGCTGGCGACACAAAGATACGGGACGCAAAAGATTTAAACAATCATTTGTTGAGGTTGGAAGAAAGAATGCTAAATCACAAATGGAAGCGGGTGTTGCCTTATACGAAATATCAGTAGAAGCAACAAAAAACAAAGAAGTTTATGAATTTTACACTGCNGGAGTTAAAAGAGACCAGTCAAAAATTATATTCAACGAGTGTCAGTTAATGCTGATTGGTTCACCACTGCGACCAAAGTTNAAAATCACTCGTGACGCAATAACTCACAGGGGAACAGAAAGTTTCATCAAGCCACTTTGTAAAGAAGATGGTAAAAAAGGAGATGGTACAAATCCNGCTGGATTAATACTAGATGAATATCATCAGCATCAAACAACAGAATTCTATGATTTGGGGTTAGGGTCGAATACAAAAGAATCATTATTAATGATTATCACAACGGCAGGGGTAGATTTGACATATCCCTGCTATGTTCAGGAATATGCTTTTTGCTCAAAACTACTAGATATTGATTCGGACATAGTGAATGACTCATACTTTGCTGATATTTTGGAGTTAGATAAGGAAGATTACGAGAATATTAATGGAATAGACGATAAACGTCTTTGGTGGAAAGCCAACCCGATTCGCATGAGTTATCAAGGTGGTCGTGAAAAGATAGGAGATGCCCACAAGATAGCTAAAGAAATACCCGAAAAAATGACCTCATTCTTGACAAAAGTTTTAAATATTTGGGTGCAGGCAAAAGCAAATGGTTATATGGATATGGGAAAATGGAAGTTTTGCCAAGTTGACGAAATCCCAGTCAGCACCAAAGGCATGGAAGTATATATTGGATTCGATATGTCAGCGAAGATAGATTTAACTTCGGTAGCTTTTATTATACCCTTTTTATCGGGTGAATATGACACGACCAACAAGGAAATTGTTAAATATATTCTATACACACATTCGTTTATACCTAACAGGGAAAAGTTGGCAGAGAGAAAAGCAAAGGATAAAGTTGATTATGATGCTTGGGAGCGAATGGGATTTTTAACAGTAACAGACACGCCAATTGTAGACCAAAATGCCGTAATGGATTATACAGTCAAGGTGTGTGAGGAAAATGGTTGGAAAATCGCAAATCTTTGTTTTGACCCAGCTAACGCAAGTAAAATTATGATGGATATGTCCGATGAGGGCTATGATGTTGTAGAGGTATTTCAAAGTCATAAATCATTAAATGAATCAACGCAAGGATTTAGAGAACAAGTTTATTGTAAAAATATTTTATATACATATAATCCATTATTAAATTTTGCGATGGGTAATGCAGTTGTAAGAACGAACAACGGTTTAATCAAAATAGACAAAGATGCAACAATGAAACGAATTGACCCTGTAGACGCAACACTATGTGCTTTTAAATTAGCACTATATCATATTTTCGGCGGCTCTTATGAAGAAAAAATTAATGGGTGGCTAGATAGCGAGGAGTGGTAAAATGAAACTAACAGCAAGAATCAAAAACGCAGTGTCAGCATTTAAAGTCCCACCAATCGACCTAAACGATGAAAAATTATTGGACTGGCTGGGAATTACAAGCCGAGACAAACGAAAGGTGGCAGAGATAACATATTTTACTTGCCTGAAAATGCTATCTGAAACAATGGGAAAATTGCCTTTGAAATTCTATCAAGAAGTTGAAAGGGGCAAAATTAGAGCTGCACCTGATGATATGACGAGGATTTTGCAATTCAGACCAAACCCAATAATGACGCCAACAACATTTTGGACGTCTGTAGAACTGAATTGCCAACATCATGGTAATGCCTATGTTTGGCTGAGGACAAAAACCCCAACTGGTAAATACGGCGGAGAATATAAGCCCAGCGATATGTGGTTAATGCCAACAACTGATGTACAGGTAATCATGGATGATAAGGGAGTATTTGGCAACACTGGCAAATTGTATTACCAGTACAGTGATAGAAAGACTGGCAAACAGCATATTTTCAACCAGGATGAAGTTTTGCATTTTAAGACATGGTATTCCCTTGATGGAATTCTGGGTGAACCTGTAAGAAACTTTATTGGCGGTGCAATAGATGGAGCATTAGCAAGCCAAGGATTTATGAGTAATTTGTACAACAATGGATTAACTGCCAGTATGGCTGTGCAATATACGGGTGATTTAGATGATGGTGCAGTTAAAAGGCTGGAAAAGAAATTCACAAGTAAAATGACTGGTATAGAAAATGCGGGGAAAGTTGTTCCGATTCCCCTAGGCTTGCAAATAACACCACTTAATATGAACTTGACTGATGCACAATTTTTTGAATTAAGGAAATACAGTGCTTTGCAGATTGCTAGTGCTTTTGGAATCAAGCCAAACCAAATAAATGATTATGATAAATCGTCTTATGCCAATAGCGAAACACAGCAGTTGGCATTTTTAGTTGATACAGCTTCTGCGAGAATGAAAGCCTACGAAGAGGAAATAAATTACAAGTGCTTGACACTCAAGAAGCAAAGCGAGGGCTTTTATTATAAGTTCAACGAAAAGGCGATTTTGCGGGCTGACTCCAAATCACAAATGGAGAGTCTAACAAAAGCAGTAAACAACGGTATTTACACCCCGAATGAAGCAAGGGAGTATTTAGACTTGCCGAGTGAAGAGGGTGGCGACCAGTTAGTGATGAATGGAAATTATATTCCACTCACAATGGTTGGAAATCAATATGGAAAAGAGAAAGGAGGAACAGATGAAAACGATACAGTTTAATAGCCGAGGAAAAAATGTTGGCAAGATGGAGGTCATTAATCAAACCGAAACAACAGCAGAATTAAATATCTGTGGTGACATTGTATCAGATGATTGGGAGAAGTGGTGTGATGATGACACTTGCCCTAGCGATATTTCAAATTTTTTGAAAAATCTCGATGGCGTAGAGGAAATTAACCTACACATCAATTCAGGTGGCGGTAGTGTGTTTGGAGGAATAGCAATCTGTAACATGCTAAAACAGCATAAAGCGAAAATCACAACACATATTGATGGAATTGCTGCAAGTATTGCATCAGTAATCGCTTGTGCTGGCGATAAAATCATTATGCCAAGTAATGGTACATTCATGATGCATAAGCCATCAAATGGATATTGTCTTACAAGTATGAATGCTGACGAGTTAAGAAAAGATGCGAATATCTTGGATTCTTGTCAAAAAGCGATTTTACAAAGCTACATGACAAAGGTTAAAGATGGTGTGACAGAGGAACAAGTAAACAATCTGATTAACGAGGAAACATGGTTGATTGGAGATGAGGTTGCTGACTATTTCGATTTTGAAATGGAACAAAGCGTTCAAGCAGTAGCTTGTACTAGTGGATATTTTGACCGTTACAAAAATGCACCAAAAGATTTGCTTGTAGATGAGGCAGAAGATACAGGCATTGACATTACAGAGTTAGCAAATACTGTGACGAAACAGGTCTTGGCAACAATTGAGGCAAAAGAAAAGGCAACAAGAGAAGAAACCAAAAAAGAAATTCTTAATGGCTTGGAGCATTTCGGCTAAGTCTTATGGATAAAATGACATACGAAAAGGAAGTGTGTCGCTCATTAAACAATTATAGGAGGATTTAAAATGAACAAGAAACTACAAGAAATGCTTGATGGAATTAACGAGCAGAAAACCAAGGTACAAAACCTTGTAGCAGTGGACAAAGTCGATGAAGCCAAAACAGCAAAAGAGGAATTGCAGAAGATGCAGGACAAGTATGACCTAGTCAAAGACCTTGAGGACAAAGAGAAAGAAGAAGTAGTAGCAAAGGTGGCAACAGGAGGGGCAAAAACAGCGGGTAAAAATGATGCTATTAAAGAATTCGCTAACGCTGCCAGAAACGGATTTAGAATGTCAAATGCTATGAAAGAGGGGAATAACCCTGATGGTGGCTACACTGTACCCGAAGATATTTCAACGAGAATCGAAGAGTACAGAGGTGCAACGGCATCACTAGTTGATTTAGTTGATGTTGAACCAGTATCGACCAATAAGGGGGCGAGAACATTTAAAAAGCGTTCACAGCAGACAGGTTTTGTGAAAGTTGGTGAGGGAAATGCGATTCCTGGCAAAAACACACCTCAATTTGAACGTCTTGAATATGAGATTGATAAGTATGCGGGATATTTCCCAGTGACAAATGAGTTACTGGCTGATTCTGATGCGAACATTGTTAGTGTATTAACTAGGTGGATTGGTGATGAATCACGAATTACTAGAAATAAGTTGATTCTTGAAATTATCAACTCTAAAACAGCGGTTGAAGTTGAGGGGCTTATTGGAATCAAGAAAGTTCTTAATGTTACGCTAGGGCAGGCATTTAAGCCTACATCACGTATTATCACTAATGACGATGGATTACAATATCTTGATACTTTAGTTGATGACAAGGGTAATTTCTTGTTACAGCCCGATCCAGCGACACCTATGCAAATGGTATTGGCAGCAGGAGCGACAAGGATTCCAATTACTGTTATTCCAAATGGTGATATGCCAACAGATGATGATAAAATTCCGTTTATCATTGGTGACTTAAAAGAGGGAATTAAGTTCTTTGATAGAAAGCAACTGTCAATTATGGCATCAAGTGAGGCGTCAACAGGAAGTTTCAACGCTTTTGAGCAAGATATGACCTTATTTAGGGCAATCGAGCGTGAAGATTGTATTCTTCGTGATGGTGAAGCGTTCGTAAATGGCTACATAGTGGGGGAATAACAGGGCATAACGTACAGGCGCCGACTTACACAGTAGAAAGCCTTGAGAGTATGACTATTTCAGAAATCAAGGTTTTGGCTGAAAGTTTAGGTTATGTCATTACAAAAACAATAAAGGCGGAGATAATCGAGGAATTTTTGGAACAACAGGCAGGTGATTAGATGTTAGAGAAAATCAAAAGCAGAATGGGAATACATGAAAGTATTGGAATATATGATATTGAAATTTTAAGCATAATGAATGATGCTATCCATGACCTAGAGTTTAGCGGAGTACCAAGGGAGATTATCGACAAAGAAACCGATAGCATATTGATGGCGATTGTTTTATATGTAAAAGCCAATTTCGGAAATGACCGAAGCGACACAAATAGATATATGGCACTATATCGTCAAAAAGCCTTTCGCTTAACGATGGAAGAGGGGGGCGAAGATGTGGAATAG